GGAACACTACAGCGCAGCACCCTCCGTCAGAAGGTTATTCGGGGCGAAATGGAAGAAGCGGCAGAGGAGTTCTTGAAATATACGCTGGCTGGGGGTAAAGTACTGAAAGGCTTGGTAACTCGTAGAAACGACGAACGAGCGTTATTTTTATCTTAGGGTAAACCCGTATGCCATTACAAAAATTACAGTTCCGCCCAGGTCTTAATCGAGAAGGTACAGATTACTCCAACGAAGGTGGTTGGTACGATGCCGACAAGGTACGCTTTCGCTCGGGTTTTCCTGAGAAGATTGGTGGTTGGAGCCGCATGGCTAATGCTCAGTTTTTGGGGTTGGCACGAGCATTATGGAATTGGGTTACGTTAGCAGGCGCTAATTACTTAGGTGTTGGTACCACTATTAAATACTATGTTGAGCAGGGTGGTACTTATAACGACATTACCCCCGTTACATATACTTCAAGCCCAGCGTTAGATAACTGTTTTGTGGTAACTAGCGGGTCAAACTTAGTAACCGTAATAGACGGGCAATACAGCCCCAGCGTTGGTGATTATGTAACTTTTTCGGGTGCTAATACAGTAACAGGAACCAACGTACTAAACACTATTCTTAACGCAGAATATGAAGTGGCGTCTATAGTTAATACAGCAGCTTACAGAATAACAGTCTCGGTTACGGCTAATGCAAGCAATACTGGGGGTGGCAATACAGTTTTAGCCGCTTATCAACAGCCTATTGGTTTAAATACATACACTTTAGGCACTGGATGGGGTGCTGGTCCTTGGCCTGTTACAGGGATAACAACTAGCTTAACTGATCCTTTTACTACAACTAATGGAAGTAACGTAGTTACCGTAACTCAAACAGCACACAATTTAGCTAATGGACAAGCAGTTATTTTTGCTAACGCTACGGCAACAGGCGGCGTTTCAGCAGTGCTTTTAAATACCTTGTTTTACCCTTCAGTTGTTAACGCCAACGCATATTCCATCACGGTTCAAGTTAATGCTAATGCTTCTGTAACAGGGGGCGGCAACGTCATTGCTTATACCGAAACAGGCGACCATGGTTGGGGTGAAGGATTTACGTCAGGTATTGGGCAGCAGTTACGGCTTTGGACTAACGACAACTATGGGCAAGAGCTATTTATTGCCCCTCGTGGGGGATCTATTTTTTACTGGATTCCAACTGGAAGCACTTACCCAAATTCAACTAGTGGTGGATTCGGGACTAGAGCACAATATCTTTCCGTTCAATCTACCGCTGCTGGATATAACGGTTCAAGGGTTCCAACCGCTACTTTTCAGATTAGTGCTTCATCAATCCAGCGTTTTGTAATTGCTTTTGGTGCTAATCCATATGACCCAAATACAGCTTCTACAACCTTTGATCCTATGCTGGTACGCTGGTCAGACCAAGAAAATCCTTACGAGTGGGTGCCTGCAGTAACAAACCAATCAGGCGAATTTAGGTTATCTGCCGGGTCATTTATTATGGGTGCCCGTAATACTCGTCAAGAAATCTTGGTATGGACAGATGCGGCTATTTACTCCATGCAGTACCTAGGACCGCCCTATGTCTGGGGCTTTCAAATCCTCATGGATAACATATCTGTTATGTCTCCAAACTCTATGATTACGATTAATAACGTAACGTATTGGATGGGTGTTGATAAGTTCTACATGTACTCAGGTCGTGTTGAGACCCTACCTTGTTCACTCTGGCAATACATTTTTGAGGATGTTAACAGGGAGCAGGCCTTCCAAGTATTCTGTGGTGGCAACGAAAGCTACAACGAAGTATGGTGGTTCTACTGCTCACAAGGAAGTAACGCTATAAATAAATATGTGATTTACAACTACTTAGAACGTACTTGGGCATACGGCACAATGGCTCGTACGGCTTGGTTAGACTCTGGTATTCGCCAATACCCAATGGCTGCAGACTACAACAGCAGGATGCTATTCCACGAATCTGCGGTAGATGACGTATCAGGTACAGCCCCCGTGCCAATTAATGCTTATATACAGTCTTCTGACTTTGATATTGGAGATGGGCATAACTTTGGCTTTGTCTGGCGTATCCTGCCTGATATTAACTTTAACGGCTCTAACGTCAACAACCCATACGTCACGATGAGGGTTAAACCCCGTCAAAACTCTGGAGCGCCTTATGGTACGGCGGATAACCCAGAAGTAATTAGTGGGGATAACTTTTCTACTGCCCCGGTCTATAACGTCCAAGAGTTTACTGGACAGGTCTATACCCGCCTAAGAGGGCGCCAGCTTGCCTTTAGGATTGAGTCGGATTCTCTGGGGGTGGCATGGCAGCTAGGTAGCCCACGGATTGATATTAGGAATGACGGACGTAGGTAATGGCACAAGTCCCACTTCGCCCTTCTAAAGCGCCTAACCTACCCATTGCGCCAGTAGAGTACCGCCAGCTATACCAAGACCAAGTATTAAATGCCCTGCGTCTGTACTTTAACCAAATTGATAACTTTACTCAAAGCGTTACGGTACCTGCTTCGGGTACTACGGCAAATAGACCCACAGAAAATCTACAGGTTGGGCAGTATTACTTTGATACAACCCTTGGGTACCCAATCTATTGGGATGGTGCGCAGTGGATAAATGCTCTTGGATACCCCTTGATCTTCTTAACAGGCGTAAAAACAATAGGAAGAGTTGGTACTGTAACGGTTACAACTGTCTGACAACATGATAAACTTCAATCAATTCAACCCCGTGAGGTAGATATGGGACTGCACCATACAGCACACTATCTAAAAACAAAAGGTAGAGACGGCGACACCGAGCTCGTCCATATGACCAAAGGTGAAGTTAAAGGACTTCAAGCCTTAGCTTTAGCCCATGGGGGATCGTTAACAATTAACCCAGATACGGGTTTACCCGAAGCTAATTTCCTAAAACGTGCTTTGCCGACTATAGCTGGTATTGGCGTAGGTGTTGCTACTGGTAATCCTATGCTTGGTTCTGCTGTAGCTGGTGGTTTAACTATGGCTACAGGTGGTAGCTTAATACAAGGACTTATGGCAGGTGTTGGTGCTTATGGCGGTGCAGGAATGGTAAGTAGTCTGGCTGAGGCGGGCGCTACTCAAGTTGCTGCAGAAGTAGCCCCAGCAGCTATTCAACAACAAGCTGTAACATCTGGTTTACCTGAAGTAGTGTCTGCAGCTCAAACTACACCCGCTTCAATTAATGCCGCTGCTGAAGCTATGGCTAATCTTCCACCTGCCATGCCACCTGTATTACCTGCAGCTCAAACTACAGCAGCTTCAATTGATGCAGCAGCTAACGCTATGGCTAATATGCCTCCAACTAGCCCTATACAGTCAGGAACCCCTTTAAATCAAGTAGCTGATATGTATAACAAAGGGCAATTAACTACAGAACAATATACAAATTATGCCAACGCACACGAAGCCGCTAGGCAAAAAGCTATGCAGTCCCCATTTAGTAGTGCTTTTAGAGGTTTAGGCGTAGGAGGCCCTCAAGGCTTTAGCCCAACAACTGGCTTTACTAACTTGTACGATATAGTTAAAAGAGACCCAACTCAGGCGGCTATGGCTGCAGCTCCATTGCTAACAAATATGGATACTGAGGAGCGTGGCGCTCCTGGACCTGCTGATAGTGGCTACGCTTCTAGTATTTCTCCTAATTTCCAGGCATATGTACCTGCTCAACCAAATCCATATTATCAAGCCCAATACCCAGATTACAGGCGTAGAACATATGCTGCTGAGGGCGGCATTATGCAGTCTTACCAAGCTGGCGGTCCTGTAGAGCGTATGTCTATGATGAACACGGCTATGAACCCACAAGGCGGTCTATACCCCATGGGGATGATTGATAAGACCCAATACGCCACCCCTACGCAGCGTCCAGTAAGTGCCGAATTGGTTACGGAAGCCCCTGCATATGAACGGTCTAACCCCATGTTAATGAACACTGGCGGAGCAGCTAGACTGCCCAAAGGCGATCCTGGCTTATATAGAGACACTGACCCATCAACAAGAGGGCTTAGTGCTTCAGATGCTGAAGCTATGCGCCGTAAAAAATTAATGGGGCGATTTGGCATTCCTATGGCAGAGATGCCTAAAACAGGTATTAAGTCTCTTGGTGGTGATATGTCGGATATGGCAGCGGCAGGTGGTATAGCTAGTTTAGGAGGGTACTCAGATGGCGGCAGAATGCTTAAAGGTCCTGGTGATGGTATGTCTGATTCTATTCCTGCTTCTATCGGTAACAAACAACCCGCCCGTCTTGCTGATGGGGAGTTTGTAGTCCCAGCCGACGTGGTTAGTCATTTAGGCAACGGCTCAACCG